AATTCCTAAATTTTAATTATATTAACTATTCATGAACGTTTTCCATAGCGCATAGTTAGAGTGAAAAGGATTAATATATCGTGTTAAGTAGAGTAAAATAAATACAGAAAGTAAAATTATAAAATAATTCTTTTTATAATAAAGTGAAAATATCAAGAAAAATATCAAGAAATACATTATTAATTGACACAAATTAAATATAGATTCTATTGTGTTTTTACATTTTAAACCTTTATCGTAGTCATCGTGGTAAAATTGATAAAATACGCATCCTTTTTTTCCAGCTTTTTCAAAATAATACTCATTAAAGTCATATGTATTATAACTATCACATAGAGTATTAAATACAAAAAATGGCGGAATGTATAATATAGGTAAATAAGTATGACATTTTAAAGAATAAAACGGTTTAAAGTTCATGTCATCTTTTGGTATCATTAACCATTCATTTTTTTCATATAAATGATTAATAGAATTAATAATATTTTCATTTTTAGTGCATTTTAAATATGAACCGCCTCGTGCAGGACGAAGACTTACTTCAATAATAATATTGTTTCTATATTGGATATTTACAATACCTGAATAATTTTTCATATATGTTAATACCCATTTTTCTACAGTTTGAGGAGGTTTTGTTTTATTATCAATATATTTCCAAATTTCTACAAATTCTATTTGTGTTTTGGAATATACATAGGTAATTTGGTACATAATTTTACCATTCCATAAAATAAAATCAGTCATTTGTTCTACCCCGTCAATAAATTCAGACCACATAATTTCCTTTTTTCCTTTATGAATATTTAATTCATCATAAGAGTTAATTTTGTAGCATCCAACACTTCTTGCGGTTTTTGTACCCCACCTTGGTTTAATAAAAATAGGAAATTCAGAAGCATTTTTTTTCTTTAATAACTCTTCCAATGTTCCTGATTTTAATCCTTGATTATTCGCTATCCATAATTTATCATAAACATATTCATATTCAGGATTGCGTTTTGCGGCAACACTATCATAAATAGGAACATGTTTATTAAATAATACATTATTTGGATTATCGTATGGATTTCTAATATTTAAAAATGTACACCATGTCATATCGTATTTTGACAAATTCCTATATATTCTAGAAATTATGTCTGTATTTTTATTAATAGTAGAATCTTCTTCTTCATCATTTAAATCCATAATACTATATAATTAGAAAATAATACATAATAAATGGTGTTATTATTATGTATTAAAACAATAATTTTACATTAAAAATAAAATATATATAAATAATTTGCTTAATTGGAGTAAGCTAAACCACCCATACCACTCATGACACGAAGGACATTGTAATTTGTGGCGTATACGCGTACTTTGGCTGTTGCTGTACCTGCGACAGTTGCGTTAGAAAGAACCAATTGTAAAGTTGCGTTATCAATACGTGAGAAATTGCAACTTCCAGATGGTTGATGTTCTTCGGGGCGCATAGCGAAAGAGTAAACGTTAATACCTGTGTCGGGAGCACGGGTATGATGTTGCCATGGTTGTACTTGGTCAAAGTATGTACCTTCACGTTCAGAAAAACGATCTTGGCCATTAAGTTGTAATTTAGCAACAACGACAGGGTTAAGTCCCCAACAATGCATATTAAGAGCAGTTTCAGCAAGGACGAAAGTACCAGCATCAGATACACCAGAGTCTTCTACAACATCATCAGCACCTAAGATATCATCGGCTTTTGCGTCTTGGAATACACCAGATGCATTGTTAACGAACTCAATAACACCGTGTTGTCCTGCTGTTGCTTTTTCACCACCGAATGCATGGACTGCGTTAGGAAGAGCATCAACTGCGTCAGTGTAGTTGAAAGGTTGAGCACCGAGGACTTTGTATAGAAGTTCACCACCTGTGTATGATGCACAGTAATCTACATTAGAATCAGGTTGTACAACCCAGATAAGTTCTTTACAAGGGTGATTGAAATTAAGTTTAATTTTGTTGGAGGATGAACCAACAGATTCATCACCAGTGAATTGAAGTTGTTCAATTAGGTATTCATGAGGATTTTGTGCCATTCTACGACGTTCATCAGTATCTAAAAAGATATAATCAACGTATAAAGATGCGGCGACCAATGATTGATGGTATGCGGTGGCGGATTGTTGATTTCCTGCAGTACCAACGAGGTCATTCATTGCCCATAAGCATTCATCAATAGGACGAAGATCAAGGTTGATTTTTACTTCGTGATATTGAAGAGCAATAAGAGGAAGGGCAAGTCCGGGGTTACGGCAATACCAGAATTGAAGAGGAATGTAAAGAGTTGTTTCAGGAAGTGCGTTACGAGGGGCACATACATTAACAGGTGCATCGCCACCACAGGGTCCGTTAACATCGGCGAATGTAGGATCAGTAATGTATGTAAGTTCGGTGGTGTTACCAACCATTTTTGCGTATCCACGGTCTTGGTTGCCTTCGGCAGTAAGTTGGTTCCAGATTTGCATCCAGTCACCGTATTGACGGTCAATGCGTTGGCCACCAATTTCTACTTCAACTTGTGAGATAAGTTGATGTCCGGGGAAATCTAACCAACGGGCGTAACATTTATCGTCTTTACCCATAGATTGGTTAATTTCGGGGAGTGTTACTTGTAAGTATGTTCTGTATGCAAGATCACCATTACGGCTGATTGTGCATGTTACACGTCGGCCAAAATCGGCTTGACCGTTGAATGTTTGTTCAATAGATTCCATTGCAAAATTTGTGTATCTTCTATATGTTACTTTCCAGAAGGTAATTTGAGGATTACCAGTTAAATAAACGTCTTGAGCTCCATAAGCTACGAGTTGCATAAGTCCGCCTCCCATTTATAATATTGCTAAAGATAAAAATTTTTTGATTTTTATTTTAATTCATTTAAATAGTTTAACAGCATAATTATTTATTTTGTATTTTAATATACATCATATACAATCTTAAAAATAAATAAACAATTAATTATTTATTTTTAATTATTTATTATATTTTAATATAAATTTCTTTAAAAAATCTTCAGATATGTATTTTTTTTTATTTTCATGTTTTTTTTTAAAAATATAAAATTTATCCTTTTTATTTACACACCATCCATCCTCTATAGCGCTATAAATGAATTTTATTTTAGAAATTTCTTTATTATTTAATTCGTCCATTACATTAGTTATATAAAAATAATAATTATTTTAAACTATTAATGTTGTAATGATATAAAAATACATTTTAAAAAATATTAAATATGCCAAGCTTTAAACCAAAAGTTACCAAAAAAATAACAGTAAATTCAAAATCAATTATAACTCTTGATAAAAAACATAAAGAATATTGTGATAGTTTTTACAACAATGAAGTAAGTGAAATTCCTAAATTAGAAGAAAAAAAGAAAGAATTAATAGTTAATTTAAATAAAAAGAAAACTTCAATTGAGGAAAAAATGGAATTAAAAGATGAAATATTGAAAATAAAAAATCAAATAAAAACACTAAAATATGATAAAAAACAATATTATTTAGACAATTCAAAATATATATTTGATTATTTTGAAGATAAGAAAGACATAAATAAAGGAACTACCAAAACGAAAAATCTTGATTCATTCTTCAATATAAATAAAAATAAAGATGAAGATGAAAAACAGGTTAATATAGTTAATTCATATTTATCTAATATTGATGATAGTTTTATAGATTTAGGGAATTATACAACGAATGATGAATTATGTAAATTTTGTAGTGTTGGTGAATTAATACCAATAGACGATGAAGGCTTATTAGTATGTAATAAGTGTTATAGACAAATACCTTATCTAATTGAAAATGAAAAACCATCCTATAAAGAACCTCCAAAGGAAGTATGTTTCTATGCATATAAACGTATTAATCATTTTAGAGAAATATTAGCACAATTTCAAGCCAAAGAAAGTACACAAATACCAGATAAAGTAATTGAGGATATAAAACTTCAAATAAAAAAAGAACGCATTGAATTAAATCAAATCACAAATAATAAAGCCAAAGAAATATTAAAAAAATTAGGATATAATAAATATTATGAGCATATACCGTTTATTAAAGATATGATTGGTATTAAACCTCCTGTTATGACACCAGAATTAGAAGATACATTATGTAATCTTTTTATAGAAATACAAGCACCGTATGCCAAGTTTTGTCCCGATGATCGTGTTAATTTTTTAAATTATTATTATACTGTTTATAAATTATGCGAGTTGCTAGATCAAGGGCAATTTTTACCATATTTTCCGATGTTAAAAGATCGTGAAAAACGAATAGAACAAGATGTTATATGGAAGAAAATATGTGACGAATTAGATTGGGAATTTATATCTACTATTTAAATTTCTGGATATGGATATGGATGGTCTTCTTCCTTGGTTTCTTCTTTAAAATCTCCTATTTTTATTATTTCTTGTGAACTACCAGTTATGCAACATAGACACAAACAACATGCATATAAACTTTGTTTACATATTCTAATAGAATATATACATGGAACACAATACCATGTATATAGATTTCCAGAGTAGTTGGTTTCGTCTTGGTTATTCATTTTATTTAATTGAAAAATAACAATAAAATAAAATCAATTTTATATTTAATACACACCTTCAAATTTTTGACTCTGTTGGTGCTGTAACCATGAATTAGGTCGGGAATGTTTTATTTTTGATTTAGATATTCCAATATTTTCTTGAATTGTCCAGATATTTATATTTTCACCATCCAAATAAATCATAGCATTAATTGTATTTGTTTCTTTACAATATGACATTATATCAAAATTAATATATCTTTCAAATAATATTTGATCAATTAAATCTTGCGATTTTAAACATGCCTGTATTTCATCTTCATCAGATACAGTATTTAAAGGAAAAACAATACCATGAAATGATAAATTTATAAGATGATATTGATTGTTTAAATAAACCACCACTTTTACTATTAGATCGTCAGTAATTTCCAATACTTTATATTTTTTTTTATTTGTATGATTTGATTTAATAGCCGAAAATTGTATAAAATCAAATTTAATACATTCATCTATATCAATATCGGTATCATTATTTATTTTATTTTGTATGGTTTTACATATTTGTCCCATATATATATACCATTAGTTATAATTTTAAATCATTTTTATTTTTTATTTATGCGACCCGTATAATATAAGAAATCATTTTTAATATATCCACTATCTCCTGTTTTATACCATAATTTATTATTTCTATTAATTAATACTTCTGATGGTTGGATGGGTTCATTCCAATATCCTTCCATTATATTTGGACCACTTACTTGTATCTCATTATCTACTATATCAACTAATATATCATCTAATATTTTACCCATGCTATGATTTATTCTTGGATAGATATGATGATTTATAGATATAATTGATGATATTTCGGCTATACCATACCCTTCACATATTTTAATTCCATTATTTATAAAAAAAAATTTAGTAGAATCAGTTAATGTGGTATCAATAATAAATATATGTATTATATTATTACCTAATATATTTCGTAATAATTGAGGAATGACGTGTTTAAATAGTGGAACATTGTATTTATCAAACTTAGATTTTATTAAATCTAATATTTGGGATGAAGCATATAAAATATTTGGTGAAATTTCACCACATTCCTGTATAAATGTTGTTTTATCACTAGATAAAACTATTGAATTATTTTTATATAAATTATAATATAGGTCTGTGATTAAGCTATAATTATGTGTCCATGGTAAAATACTTAGACTAGTAGTTTTATGCGTAATATCTGAAAATCGTGATTCAAATGATTTAATATTTGAAATTAAATTATTATGCGTAAGCATTACTCCTTTTGGATTACTTGTAGTACCCGATGTATAAATAAGTGTTGATATATCATCTTTATCTGTATTTTCAATAGTAATTGTTTTACCATTTACACTGTTATCAGAATTGATATAATTTCTAATATTTATCGTATTTATATAATCTATGTCATTTGTAATAGTTATTTTAGGATTACAATTATTAACTATATATTGACCGTATTCGCGCGATTGATTGTCAAGCATAGGCGTCCAAATAGCACCTTTTGATTGAACTGCCATGTTCCAATATAACCATTCGGGTGAATTTTTTCCTTGATATGCAACTCTATCGCCCTTAGTTATTGATAAATTACTTAATACATTTTTAGCTGCATTTACATTTTTAATAATATGTTCATTTGATAACCAATACCATTTGTTATCTTTTTTAAATCCCAGTGCCTTTTTATTTATTTTCTTAAAAAAATAAGTTAATATATTATGATTATTCATAATATATTAAATAGGAGATTTTTATTTATATATTTATTTGTAAATTATCATTAATTATAGTTACGCTACCATCTATTTTCCAATTCACTTGTATAGCTTTTATTTCTACACCATCGTGATATGCTTCAGTTACTGCGGTTTTATATATTGGGTCAATATTGGAGGGTTGGAATGAAGTAACATCTTCTCGTTGAATAACAAAGCATAAAATAGTGCGAATATTTCTTTCTTTTTTAATTATTTGTAATTCCTGAATATGTTTTAATGCTCTTGGACTAATAGTGTCTTTTACCTTTTTACGGTAACCATCTGGAAAATATGCTATTTTATTATTGAATTCATAGTCAGATAAATCTAACTTCTTTTTATCTTTATCTAACATATCTACATAATCTGCAAGTGGAACATTTTTAACTTCTAAAATAAATTCTTGTCCATTTTTATCAATTCCACAAAAATCAAATCTTGAATTTAAATATGTCTTTTCTCTCTGGAACTCTTTTACATTATTTAACCAAGATAATGTATGTTGTTGTAAAGAACTGTTTACTACGTTCTCTGCAAACTTAGGATCCACTCCAATTAATTGAGAGATATTACGTTCAATATTATTTGCAATAATTATTTTATATTTGCAAATATTTTTAGGATTATCTACTTTAATCATATATACGTATGCATCTTTATCGCATAATCCACAACACCCCAACGAAGCACTATGTGCCAAAGTTAAACTTCCATCATCCAATAATACATCTGCTACGTAAGGTGTCTTACATCTTATAGATGGGCGTTTTAATATACGTCCTCTAAAAAGCTGTCCTGCATTTAACAACATATTTCATTAATACATATTAATGTAAATATTGTTATTTTCAATTTTAAATTAATTTGTAATATATAAAAAATTATTTTTTACACCTTTGAACATTTAAACCACCGACTTTGGCGCTAAAAAAAATATAAAGAAATGCGAACATAATATTCTATATTAATCTTTTTGATAATAAAAAAACACTAAATACGCCTATTATTAAATTATGATAGTGATAATCATATATTGGTTCTTCTTTTTTTTCATGTAATTGATGAATAAATCCTAAAATTAATCCACTAAATGCAAAAGCCAAAATAACAAACACTGGTAGGTGTATTTTTTTTGTTAAATCTAAAAATAAAATTACTAAAATAGCAATTGTTTTTGATAATAAACCCAATTGTCCTAAAAATTCGGAATTCATTGTTATATAATAATAATATAAAAAATATTGTTGTGCCGTGTTGGGTTTTATCTAATTTAATCATATAAATTGTTTACATTCATTTGTATATATATAATTTTTAAATGTCCAAAGGTGAAGTAGATATTAAATCCATTAATTCTTTTTCTGTAATATGTTTTTGAAATGATAAAATATAGCATATATCAAAAATATAAGACTCTTCTCCGCCTCCTTCAATATCTAAATCTAATATGTATTTGACACAAAACTCGGGTGTAAGGGTTTGTGTTGCTAATAGTATTTTTTCATCAAGATGATTTTCCACAATATTCTCCTCCAGAACATCAATAGAATATTTATATCTATTATTGAGTAAATCGGTATTTGTTACTTTCATTGTTATTATTTGTATTCATTTAATAAATAAGTATTAAATAAATTCAATTTTTT